AATGATTTTTCATTATGTTCTTCACTGCTAAGTCTTCAACCGATATTATGTCGTGGTTTTTGACAATTTCAGTTGATACTTTATGCAAGTAATCCTTTCTAATGTTTGTGATTTGTTCGTGTACTAAAGCGAGTTTTATTTTTTGCTTATTTCTTGACTGACTTCCTTTTACTTTTTTAGAAAGTTGTCGTTGCTCATATTTTAGTTTCTTTAATTTAGTTTTAAGTGATTTAATGTTATCATAACTATTTCCATCTGAAAGTATTGCAAGTTCTTTTATACCAGTATCTATACCAACCGACTTACCAGTTTTTTCAAATGGTATATGTTCAATCTCACAAGTAATTGAAACATAATACTTACCAGTTGTAGATTTTGATATGCTCGCAAACAAAGGATTGCCCTCCATTTGCCTATGAAGATTTAATTCAATTCCTTCTTTGAATTTAGGAATCATAAGTTTACCATCTTCAACTATTACGTTTTGTGGTACTTTAAAACTTTGTCTATCGTATTTTGATTTAAAACGTGGGAATTTGTTTTGTTTATTAAAGAAGTTCTTATATGCAATATCTAAGTTTCTAATTGCTGCTTGTAATGACTGACTATTAACTTCTTTTAACCAAACAAACTCTTCATCTTTTTTCAATTCAGTCAGAGTCCTTGCATTATCATAATAGTTAAGTGAAGTTTTTTCTTTAAGATATTTCTCTTTGCGTTCATTTAGAAAATGATTAAACACAAATCTACAATGACCAAAGTGTTTACTCAACAAGGATTCTTGTTCCTTTGTAGGGTAAATTCTAAACTTATATGATTTATGTATTAACTTCATTCTATTATTAAATAGTCTAAACTTTTGTAAAAGTACAATTATTTTACAACAATCACAAATTTTTGTAAATATTTTCATTCATTTTGAGAAACATTCACAAAAATTTGCTTCATTATGTCTAAAAAATCACAGTACATCTCAACAAATCGTTCAAAACATTATTTAAAATGTCATTTAATCTTAGTTACTAAGTATCGCAGAAATATCTTAGTAGGTCAGTTAGATGATGATTTAAAATCTATATTCAGTTCCATAGCTGATAATTCAGATTTTGAAATTGAAGTTATGGAAAGTGATATTAACCACGTTCATTTTCTCATTCGTTATATCCCACGTCTTTCAGTTTCACAATTAGTCCGTAGGTTAAAACAAGAATCTACTCGTCAATTATGGTTGTTACACCACACTACTTTACGTCAATACTATTGGTATCGTAAAATCTTGTGGTCAGATGGTTTCTTTGTTTGTTCAATAGGTGAAGCAAGTCCAGAAACCATACGTCAGTATATCTTATCACAAGGTTAGTGGTCGCTTACATCCCACCCACGTTCCGATGGGTGGGTTTTACGCTCCGTCATATAAACTTTTACCTTTTGGTTTTTTAGGTATTTCAATATCCTGATAAGGCTTAATAATTTCTTCTGCCCAACCAAAATCTTCTTCAGATTCTTTTATTCTTTTCTTTAAAACATTTTTAAGTAAGTAAGCTCCAGCTGATAATGTTAGTCCAGCAAATAACTGTTCTATATTGTCTATGTTGTAACCTTTTTCGGCCGCCAAACTCTTTATTAAGTTAAGGACAGGGACAGACATAAAGGTAAATGCTAGAACATCAACCAAAGTTGTTACCGTTACACCAACCTTATTCCCAATAATTTTAAATAAACCAAGAGTTCCATTAACAAATTTAATAACCTTCTTAAGTTCCGAGTCTAATTTATGTTCTTTAACCTTTGCAATTAAAACATCAATATCTCTTTTAGATTTGGTGAGTAACACATACAAAGCCGTAATAACAAGTAATGTTACATCATACTTTGTTACATGAATACCTTTATTGGTTAGTAATTCATTTACAGGACCCACAAATCCTGCAATACCAACACCGAAGGTAAACATAAAATCGGCATTTAATTTTAAATCAGCAAGTACTTGTTTAACCATTGATTCACTTTCAGGGTCTTTAGGTTCATCTTCCTTTAATATTTCTTCGTACATCATATGTACTTGACCTTCAAGATAAACTTGTTCAAGTAATAGATTTACGGATAATGTTGATACTTTACTCATACAATTATAAATATGCTTTTAATAGCCTTTAAAAAGATATACGAATATTTATATAAAAAAATATTTCAATGAAAAAAGTAATCAGATTAAGTGAAAACGATATAGAAGGATTAGTTAAAAAAATAATCCGTGAAGAAAAAAGTGGTGACTTAAAAAAGGCTTGTTGGAAGGGGTATGAAGCTGTTGGTATGAAAGTTAAAAACGGTAAAATATTAAAAGAATCTGAAGAAGATTTTGGTTGGGTTCCGAATGTAGATGAATTGGAGTTGGTGAGGGATAACACCCATCGATATGAAATTATTATGGATTTAATTGATAAAGTTAAAAAATATAATGGGTGGACCATTACCATTGAAAGTGATGGTGTTGTTTACTGGAGTGGAAATGGTGAGTATACAGGAATGGCAACACCTGAATGGGGTGAAGAATTTTTTATCCCTGTAGATGTAATGTGGGAAAATGATTATGCAAATGTGACTGAAATTCACACACCACACTTTAAATATGTGATAGAAGTAGTAGATTGGTATAGGAATAATTACTTTAAATTGGTTGATGAAGCTCTAACTAATTATATAGAAAAAGATAGTGAATATATTAAAGATACAATTAAAGAAGAGATATATCACATTTTTGAGGCCAAAAAAACCAAAGAAGATGATGTATGTTTCTTAACCTTCCAAAAAGGTAATGAAAAATTAGAGTGGCCTTTATTCTCATTACCGGCAGCCTATACATGTCCTTTTGCAACAAGATGTAAGAATTTCCCAGCTAAATGGGATCCTGAGGCTGATAATGAAAAAGGTGGTAAGGGGGCTTTTAGACGTTTTGCTAGTACGGGTAAAACAATTTCTAAAACAAAGAAAACGGAGTTCCAATGTTACGCGGCTAGAGCACAGTCTCAATACCCAGCATCAAACATAAATGCATTCCGTAACTTAGATTTATTGAATCTTGCTAATAAAGCGGGTGGTGTTAAAGCCATGGCAGATTTGATTGTGGATTCAATGAACTATTATGAAAAAGAAAAGAAATTTAGATTCGATATATTAAGAGTTCATGAGGCAGGAGATTTCTTCACCTCTGATTATATGAAAGCTTGGTTTGAGGCAGCAAGAAGAAAACCTAAAACTTTATTCTATGCTTACACAACATCAGTTCCTTTTTGGGTTGAAAACATGAAAGAGAAACCTGTTAACTTCAAACTTATTGCATCAATGGACAATGAAAATGTTGATTTGATTAATCAACATGGTTTAAGATTCTCAAGAGTTGTTGGTTCCGAAGAGGAAGCTAAAGAACTTGGACTACCAATTGATGTAGATGATAGAATTGCTTGGGATGAAGATAGAAACTTCGCTCTTATGATTCACGGACCTCAACACAAAGACACTCCAATGGCGAAAGCACTTCAAGTTAATAAAAAGGCAGGTGTTTACGACAAGATGAAATCTGATAAAGAACAACAACAAGCATATAAAGACCACCGTAGAGAACTTCTTCGTAGAAAAATGAACCAACCTGAATATATCCAAGGTGAGTTAGAATTTCCTGAATTAGAAGAATCTTATTATGGTATTAATGATAGACAATCTTTAATTAAGGAGAATCAAGAGTTTGGTTCTGAAGATGTAATGTTACAAGGTCATAAAGGGTACAAAGGAAAGGTATTTGTTCATAGAAACTTAAATAAACCACCTTATTGGACTGTTAAAGCAAGACACGGTGAAGATGCCGGTCTTGTTATTGGTTACGATAAAACTGTTTGTTTAACTAACGTAACTTTTGTTGTTGGTGAAAAGTCTCGTCAAAGAGTATTAGCGTCAGGACAAAAGAACGTCCATGCGGGTGTTGTTGGGAATATAAATTCTAACTGTACACCAAACACAAATGGGTGGATTCCTGTTACATATAACCCATATAAGAATAGAACATTTGTAAGAGTTGATACTGGAGAACCTATCTTCAGAGCTAAAGAAGCTGTTCTTAAAAATGAAAAAGAAGTTTGGGTTAAATTATGATAAGAAATATCATCAGAAATATTTTATTAGAAGAATTACCTAAACCTGTGGGTTACTTTCCAGATCGTGAACAAGTGAGAATGGAATCACTTTGGGATAGTATACTGTTTGGTTCAAGTAGGGTGAATGTACCTTCTTCTGAATATAAGAAACTCTATGAAGATGATAAAATGTACGTCATCAAACCGTTAAGTAAATTAGCTTCATGTGAATATGGTGTAGATGGTGGTTTTAACCAAGAAAAACCTAAATGGGGTATATCTTCTCGTACTATGTTTAATAAATGGGATTCTCAAACCAAAAAAACTAATCAATACGCCGGTTATAATTGGGTGGATTCAAATAAAAAACCACTTAATTGCATACCTAGGTCAATACCTTATTTTATAATACAAAAAAATAATACAGAAGATAATCCATTTAGTAAGGTGGCTTTATTTTACTACCCTAATAAATCCGAATTTAAAGGTCATGATATTGAAAACAATATTGAAGTATTGAATGCTTTAAATAAAACAATAAGTATAGACAAATTATACGATAACATACCAAACTTCAATGAGGCGTTTTACCACATAGAAGAGGATTACTTACAGGAGAAGGATAATATATATATATAAAAGAACAGGAATTTGGGTTTAATATGCCATACGTAGCAAAAGGAAAATGTGTTTATAAAAGAGACACGGGTAAAAAGGTAGGTTGTACTAAGGGTTCTGTAAAGAAGTACTTAGCGGCTTTACATGCTAACGTGAATGAATCTAATGGAAGTGTAAGTAATGAAGAAAGATTCTTAGATAATAAGGTTTTAGTTTTCGATCCTCCAATTGGGTTGGAAGATTATCTTGAAAAGTTGGCACCAATTTTGATGTCAATGGACATTCTATGGTTTGATGGTCAACCATTAAAAAAAGGGAGAGAAATTGGTAAGAATGTTTACCAAAGAAATTCAACTTTCAAATATTTCTTATTTGATAGAAAAGACCCAGACAAAACATATTTCACCCAACATAACTGGGTTATGTCGGCCCTACCAAACGATAAGGAGTTAGAAAAATACCAAAAGGAAGAAGAAGATGGGGGTGGTAATGAAACGGCACAACAATTTAATAACTCAGAAAAAATTGATGGGTGGGGATTTGTTAATAACTTTAAAGATATAATCGGTTTTGATCCTTTCAACCAATTAAATGAATCTGAAGAAGAGTTTGATTGGGTACCTCGTGAAGTGGATTTAAACAACCCTGAAGTTTTATTTACTGTTATAGATAACGCATTAAAAAATACTAATTTTAAAATAGTTAAATCAACAAATCCGTTTTCTACTGGTGGAGTTACATACCACATAGAGGATGAATATGGTGATACTTACGTATACATAAATGAACAAGATTTTAATTTACCATTTATTTATCACGATATTAGAGACAATTTATCCTTTTTAACAGCTGAAGAAGATAATGAGTTAATACCTTACTATAAGAAACTACTTAGATTAATTCAACCTTTGTATAACAACAATAAGGATATATTATTCAAACCGATTAATGAATCTGAGTTTGATGATTTGGAGTGGGCTGAAGAACTTGTTAACAATTACGATTTATTATTAACTGATAAAGCTTGGGAAATAATTTTACCTGGTGATTATCAAAGTTTTTTAGATGCTCAAGATTGGGCCTTCTCTAAAGGTTTTGGATGGCGTAAAGGTCGTGGTGTTGAAAAAACCCATTTAGAACGTAGTGAGTACCATATGTATAACGCAATATGTTCTTTGGGTTCGGTTTTTGATGATGATATCACAACTAATAGTATGACTTATAGTGGGGCACATAAATGTGGTCTTGAAAGTCAAAAAAACGATATGATTCGGATAGCAAAAGGACATTCAAGAAGAGATGAATTATATCTATTTAAATGGGATAGTAGTAAAAAAGAGGCAGTAATCTCAGAAATTGTACCTTTAAAAAATATAAACGAATCTGAGGGAGATGATTTAGAGTGGGCTGAAGATACGGTCAATACAAACCCAACTTATAGGTTTGGTGATTTAGTATTCAAACCTCACCATATACCTGGAGCTGTTAGAGCTAGACTTAATTTTCCAAACGGACACTACATTTCAGTTGTGGGTGGTCCTCACCTATATGGTGATGGTATTAACACATTTGAAATTTGGGGAAGTGATGCTGACGAACCAGAAGGGTATTTAAGTAAGGATGAAGTAACTAATAGAATGTTAGATTTACAGGAATTACCACCACTTGAAGGTGAAGGTAGTTTTAAAAAAGGTCCCGTTACTGAATCAGAAGAAGAGTTTGATTGGGTTAAAGATATTGAAGGAAATGAATATTGGGTCAATTTCGACCAAATTAGTAAGGGTGATTATGTAATTTATAAAAAGGGTGCGGCAATTCAAGAACCAAAAGACGGTGGGTTTTGGCAAGTAGTTGGGTTTAGAGAATGTTTGTCTAGTTATTGGACTTATAACCCAATGGATTGGTCGACTGTAAAAATGCCTTGTGTTGACTTACAAAGTGTAAAAGACGCTAAAGGTCAAAGATGGTTAACGGGTGAAAACCTAACAGTTACCGATAAACCAGAAGAGTTTAGAACTTACCCTATTAAATTTAGAATATTAGATAAAGTGGATTGGTTAAGAAATCGTGGATGGAGAGTTCCTTTAAAAGGTAATTGGCATTTAAATGATTTAAATTTGAAATTAGATGAATCTGAAAATAAAAAATCTCTTTTAACGGAAGGTCGTTATGATGCAATAACTAGACAGGCCGTAAAAGATATTATGAATGTCGTTATTCAAACAAGGGGTAGAAATGATGAACTACATCAGGCTGTTTTACCTAATGCAATGAGAGAAGATGAATTTGAATATTCACAAGAAGGTTTATCTTTTAGTATTGAATTGAACGTTCACCATCAAAATATATATGAAACTAGGCCGGCAGATAAAGAATCTGACGCATACTTTGTACATACAGTTATTGCTGATGATGAAGAGAATATCATCATGATGACAGTTGTTGTTGACCCAACTTGGGAACCTAGAATATATGAAAAGTTATTCTATAAGTTACAAGAAGATATTAGACATGAGATAGAACATTTCACCCAAATGGGACCAAATCGTATTCCTGATAGGCCAACGTCAAGGACCGATACAACTAATCTAAAAACAGTTTATGGTCACCATAAGAATAAGATTGAAGTGCCTGCTTTAGTACATGGTTTCTATAGACGTGCTAAGTTAGAGAAAAGACCTTTAGATGATATCATGATTGAAGATTTAGATTCTGAAATTGAAAGAGGTAATCTATCATCAAAACAAGCCCAAAAACTACTCCAAATTTGGGTGGACTACGCAAAGAAAAATTTACCACACGCTCAATATAGTGGTGAATACTAATTCACTGTATTAATTATTTTTTGTATATTTGTCATGTGAACTATTATATTCAATATGACGGTGAATTTATGCATCACTACAGAGTAGTAGATGATTTAAAAGTTTTACATGTTAATGAAACTTCTGCTTGTATAAATTACACTTACAACGATATTGATTCTAAACCACAAGTTTATAAGCCATCAAGTAAAAAACTATTTGATGATGCTTTACAAAAAACATTAAATAATTTAGGTATTAAGTACGGAGAATTTAAATTTTAAAAATGGGAAAAAGAGCAAAAGAACATCGTAAAAAGGTTCAAGCACGTAATCGTAGACTTGAAGTGAATCGTAAGACTTTTAACAAAAGATTACAAGAAGAATTCTTGAAAGAGTTAGAAGCTGAAAAGGCTAGAAGAATAGCTGAAGACCCTGAATTCGCGGCAAAAGTTGAGGCTTATGAAAGAAAGAAAGCTGAAGAGGCTGCTGCAGCAAAAATTGAGGACGACGGTAACTAATTAACCAATCATATAAAGTGGCAGAAAAACTAGAGTTTGAAAGGAAGTTTTTATTATTAAAACAACCTGTTTTAAAGGCCGATATTGTATATCGTGTCGAACAACATTACTTCGGTGATGAAAGAATCCGTAGGCGTTCCGCTGACGGTGAAGAAGATGTATTCTTCCATACAATCAAAAAAAGTTTAAGACCTGGGGTTAACTCTGAAAATGAGAGAATCATAACTCGAGACGAGTATTACAATCTTTTGGAGAGATCCAAGGTTTTTGTAGTTAAGTACCGTCACTGTTACTTTATTGGTGAATTAAAATGGGAAGTTGATGTCTTTGAAGATATGAACTTGGTTGTTGCTGAAGTCGAATATCCAAAAGAAAATTATAAATTAAAAATCCCTAAATTCATTGAAGATGTTACGATAATGGAAGTAACTAAATTCAAAGAGTTTAGTAATAAAAACATTGCTAAGAAAAAAATAACTTACTAATATGGAAAAAACTATGGAAAACGAAGTTCTCAAAAGAGAAGATAAATACATTTCAGGTCACTTTAAAGTTGAAGAATTAACTATCAAAACTGGTGATAAGGAAATTAAAAGAGAAGTCTTTAAAAAGGATAATGCCGCTGCAGCATTAGTCTATAACACTGAAACTAAGAAGTATCTCTTTGTTGAACAGTATCGTCCAGGTGCTGAAGGTGTTCTAGTTGAAATTGTGGCTGGTACAATGGAAGAAGGTGAAACTCCACAAGACACTATTAAAAGGGAAGTTATTGAGGAGTTGGGTTATAAAGTGGATAAGTTAGTCCACATCAACGATTTTTACGTTTCCCCTGGTGCTAATACTGAAATCTGTGCCCTTTTCTACGCTGAAGTAAGTGAGAAACTTAGTGAAGGTGGTGGGGTTGATGATGAAAACATCAAAGTTGTTGAGGTTGAGGATTTGGGTTTAAATGGTAACCTATTCTTCGAATTCCCTGAAGAAGGTGATGTCATTCCACCTTACAAGTTAATTGACGGTAAGTCAATTATGGCAGTTAATTGGCATGTACAGAACAAAATGATGAAGTCTTTATGGGAAACAGTGTCGGACTTTAAAATGAAATCACTATAATGATAACTTTTTCTGAAATTAGGGATGTTTTAAAAAAATGGAACATCCATTATACTTGGTATGAAATCACCCAAAAATGGAGTGAGACACACCGTTTTTATCACACCTTAGAACACCTAATGGACCTACTCGACCAAATTGAGAGAAGATATCCTGAGGAGTCAAAGGAAAGGGATAAACTTATCCTAACTGCCCTATTTCATGATATCATTTATAACCCAGCGAGAGGTGACAACGAAGAAAAGAGTGCTAAATTCTTTATGGCCCACTGTGATGAAGTCAACGATGATATTGAAGATATCTACGATATGATTTTAGCCACAAAAACCCACCAAGCTGATTCTGAATTATCCAAAGTATTCAATGAAATGGACATGGATATTGTAACAAGAGATTTTGATTCTCTTATGAGGTGGGAAGAAGAAATCAGAGAAGAGTTCTCTATCTTTTCTGATGAAGAATATAGAGAAGGACGTTTAAAATTTTTACGTTCTATTGTGGACAAGTATCCACAAAATAAAGAAAATTTACTAAACTTAATGGACTACGTTAATCGAACATACTAATGGGTTGGAAATATACAGCAGATATAACAAGAGAAGAGGCAATTAACTTAATATATGCCCACCTTGAAAATTTAACCAATGAAGAATTGGGTGATGTTATGGGTTCAATGTTTGGTGACAGTGTTGAAAGGCCTTATCATGGTGCAAACTTTACCGTATACGATAAAGGTGATTTAAGATTTGATGGATACGGTAATTTAAAAGACGAGTGTAAATGATGTCAGAAGAATATTTTAGAACAATAGTTAAAGATGTCCTAAGGGAAAGTGCTCGAGAGGAAGGGTTCCAAATTTTAATGTTGGGGTCTCAAAATCGTGGTGAGTGGGAAAAACCTTTAAAGGATGCTATCGACTATTATAACTTAGGTGAAGAGGGTTACAACATTGTATGTATGGCCTTAGACTTTGCTAAGTATCAATTAGTTAATGCCAACGTGATGGAACAAAAACCAGAAGACTCTTTTGGTAACATTGGTTGGATGTTTAAGGAGGAATTGGGGAATGATTAAAAAGAAATTAAAACCTTGGTACCCAACCAAGGAAAAAGAAATTCAAGCCGAACTAGCTCAAAAATTTTTAGACGCTAGTTTTCGTATACACAACAACTCAATCTATGGTAATTGGGTTATAGTTGGGACTGATGTTGCTAACGTTTTAAACGGTATCAGTAATACCGTATATACAACCACACACAACACATATGTACCAGGACCATCTTATTCAGGTGTTTCTTACTTTTGTGGTACAACATATACAACAAATTATACAACAATGCCTGTTGCAACAGGTACAACAAACTTTATAAGTTTTAGTGGATGAAATGATTAAGAAAGATTTAAAAACATTATCAGAAGTTCAAAATCCTAAGAAAAATGTATGGAAAATACATTTAGATGATGGTACTTTTATTGACACCGACGACGAGACAAGGGATAGAATAATTTTTAACCTACATCGTCGAGGAGAATTCCTACACGGTGAGGTAAGAGTAACACCTATGCAGGTTGCTCAGAATATTGAACTTACCTTTAACGTGCAACCAACTCAAACAGAAGAAAATTTAAGTAAGGGTAGGAAATTTTGGAATATGTTTAAGGAAGATGTTTTATATTTCAATAAAGCAACCACAATTTTTTTAACTTTCGTATCAGTTATTGTTGGATTCTTGACTTACACTACACAATACTTTGTAAACGGTCCATTTAAAAATATGGATGGTGAAGTAATGACTTTCTTACCTGGTGCCTTTTATTGGATTGGTGTGACATCTTTATTTGCTATTGGGTTTTGTCAAATTAAAAGGGTTTGGAATTTATTAGCCTACATAACCTGTTGGTTTAAGTTTCTAGCCTTTATTATTTTCGCAATTTTATTACTCTTTACCGTAGGTTTCATTAGTGAAAGAGTTGTTGATAAGATAGCCGATTTTGTGGGTAAAAGAATCGCAACTAAAAGAGAGCATAAAATAACGGAAACAATTTTAACATGAAAACAATTTTTTGGAATGTAAATACACAATTAGATTACTTCGAAGGTAATTTCAAAGTTAATGGCTCTGAGTCTATCAGACCTAAACTTAGAGCTTTAACAGAGTTCGCTAATAATAAGAAAATTAAGGTAGTGAACGTTGTAAGTTGGAACGATCCTAAGAGCAAGTGGTTTTCAGAAACACCTGATAACTCAACTACATTCCCACCTCATTGTATCATGAATACCAATGGGACTAATTTCATACCTGAAACTTTAGTTAGTGCTGATTATTTTTTAGTTAAATGGGATGTACCTTACATTGTATTCCCTGAAATACATAAACACCGTAATTTAATCATATTCAAAAACGCTATGAATATGATAGAAGGTAACAAGTTTGCTGATAGTGTATTAAACAATTTAGGTACTGTTTTAATAGATAGACCTAGTTATGTTGTTTACGGTATTGGTGCTGGTCAGGTGGCTAAAGACCTCACACGTAGAGGTTATAGTGTTAAATTAGTAACAGATGCAACGGTAGAATTCACTGGACTACCAATCAATTATGAAGAGATAGGGGTGGAACAAATTACCACAGAAACCCTATTTTCGACCGAATTGGTATAATATAGATATTTATTTAAGAATAGAATGGAATATACTGAAGAAGAAATACTTGAAGTCGTACAAAGATGGGAAAATACAGGGTTACTTTATGGGTTACCTTTATATGAAAAACAAGAGTTAGCACCTATCTACGATAACGTGGCAAGAGTCTCCCTCTCTAAGTTTGAGAATGGTGAAATATCAAGAAAACTATCAGATTTGATGGATAGTGTGATGTTTCCTATTTGCCGTAGACTTTATAGAAGAGTAGGGACTGAGTTTAACATCGAGAAGATGATATCAACTCTAACAACTAAGGTTATAGAATGTCAAGAACAGTTGAGTCAACCTGTTGTAGATAAAGCAGTAAATCCTATCGTAGAATTCTGTGTTGAATTTGCAGACACTTACGAAGATGAAACTATAAATAAAAAACAATTTAATAATGAAGAATATGTTGAACGAGTTGATAAAATTTTAGATACAATTCGTCAAATTCTTCTAAATAAAGAGATGGTATCTTTCATTGATAGAACAAATTCTGATTGGAAGATTATGTTATCGGATTCAAAAAAATCCACTAAACAAACAAGATATTGGAATCAGAAGATTTGTAAGGAGTTTATAGTACAAATATTGTCAGATACTAATAAAGGGATTTAAGTTTATCGGATATCTTTTTTTTAGTCTCTTCTGAATGTTTTCTACCTAAATTATAAGTATGACCTTTTTTATTCATACTTATAATTTTTTTCTGATCCTCTGTTTTTTCTTTACCTTTATTACCCACACCATGTTTGTTGCCCTTCATGGCCTCAGATATTTTTTGTTTAGTTTCTTCTGTTTTTTGTTTACCCTTCATGGCCTCAGATATTTTTTGTTTAGTTTCTTCTGACATTTTATGAACCCCATTTAAACCCTTATTCCAAGGAGCCCTACCTAAACTACTGCCGGCTTTAGGGTTTGAGTTGTAACCATTATTATAGGAATCTAAATTATCTATCCAATATTGTTCTCTTTCTATCATGATATTTTGGTAACACTCTTCTATTACTTCAAAATAAGAAGTTATCTATACCATGTTTATTAACTGAATTTTGTAATTTAATTGAGTGGTGTTTATTTTCTTTTAATCTCAATTTATGGGTTGACCATCTCTTGTTAATATTAATAGCACTACCTACATAAACCTTACCTGTAACTATGTTAACTATCCTGTATATCCCTGTCATTTTTATTTTTATAATATCTTTCCAAATTCTTCTTTTGTAGAATTTGTTTATTGCGCTCATAGTAAGCCATTTTTTGTTTTTTAATTGCTTCTAGTTTATCTTCTTCTGTTTGATGTATTTTTTTCCTTCCCATATATTTATAAATATTATATTTTTCTAAAAAGTTTCTAATAATTTTAAATTATATTAAAATATTTACTATTTATATAATGTAGGTACTATCATCTACATTACGTGATACAAACAAAGGAATCTAATGGATTGGATTAGAAAAGGTGCCGTAACCTTCGCTATGGCATTCGGTAAAACCGAGAAAGACACATTCGCACAGAATGCTAGTGAAGACTTACTAAGAAACAACACAGGGGTTATTAACCCTTATATAGCAAATCAATTAATGCAAGACCTCAAAGAAGGTCGTCTAACTCAACAAGTTAAAGAGTTTAGAAAAAAACATTACGAAATTCTTCGTGAATCAGCTAAGTATAAATTTAAAGATGGTCAATTGATGACTGAAGAAGAAGTTAGACAATCTAAGGTTGCTCAAGGTGATCCTTACGATTCTTACCAAGTTGAAGTTGTTTTCAGTAATAAACCACTTGGGAAGAGTTTATTTGAAGAGGGTGAGGTTAGACCACTTAAAATTCAAAGAGGTGTTGTATCTAGACATAAGATAGAGAACCACACTTCAACAGTTCATATTAGAACAATCGAAGGTAACAATAAGTTAATTGACTTCTATATCCCTAAATCTGCCGGTAATGAAGGTATTATTAGAGAGATTGAACAAATCAAACGTAATCCTAGAGTTACTGATTTAACTAATTTCACAAAAATGAGTTTCACAACCCAAGATTCTGAAATGTTAACATTTGAATATCGTATGTTGGCCTTTGACCGCGTAGTTGAGTATAACAACAATTATATCATTAAAATGTTTGCTGAGTGTACCGTAGATGGAAGATGGGCGGCCGAATGGACTCAAATAATTGATTAAAAAAGAAGGTTAATTAACCTTCTTTTTTCTATTTTTTGCCGCTTCAGACAATTTTTTTTTATGTTCTTCTGAAAATTTTTTACCTTTCATAGGTGATGGTCTACCTTTCATCTTCTCACTTAAATTTTTTCTAAACTCTTCACTTCTCTTCTTACCCCTGTTATTCTCATTTCTTTTTTTGGCGACTTCTGGGTTTTGTTTTTTACCTTTTAACGACTCACTCATTTTTCTTTTGGATTCTTCACTATGTTTTCTACCCCACATTGGGTGATTTTTACCAGCTTGTAGACCAATATGTAATTCACTTAATTTTTGTTTTAACTCATCACTTCTTTTAACACCCAAAGGACTACCAGCTGTGGGTGAACAATTATAACCATTTTTATATGAATTTAATTCATCAATCCAGTATTGTTCCCTCTCTATTAAAACACTTCTATCACACTCTTCAATAACTTCAAAAATAAAATCAGAAGTATTATGTTTATTGTAACTTCTTTGTAATGTTACAGAGTGATGTTTATTGTTAGATAAAGTCCTAATATGTTCACGCCATCTTTTATCAATATCGACAGCACTACCAATATAAACCTTACCTGTTACCGTATTTTTAATTTGATATATCCCTGTTTTTGTTGTCATGGTACCTATCCAAATTTTTCTTTTTTAAGATTTCCTTATTCTCAGGTGGGACAGTAAAAAAGGTTGATGATTACCTCCAAGAATATCATAACTCTTCTATTAAAAGTGTTTCAGTGGTTTATGATGGTTCACCTAATAAAAACCCATCAGTCAAATCTTTATTTAACTCCACCGAAAACCCACAAATCTTTAGTTTGTGGGATGAAAGGTGGTTTTAGTTAGTTGACTTTTAAAACATTATAATGTATAATTTAATTATGGAACTACCTAACTTAGAAGAAAGAATTAAATATTACTTTGGGACAAAATTACACAAATTCTATTGTAAAGAATTTTTGTAAATATGTTTTCACAGAATACAAACATTTTACAAAAATTCTGTCTTTTGTAGATAATCAAGATATTTATAATATATGAAGATTATTCACAAATCATATAAGTTTAGAATTGAGCCGACACCAGAACAAATTGTTTTGTTATTAAAACATTTCGGTGCTTGTAGATTTGTATTTAATAAATTTCTTCACGAAAGAAAAGAAAAATATTTAAATGAAAAAACTTCATTAAATTATTACGATAACGCAAGAACTTTAACTGATTTGAAAAAAGAAGAAGATTTTGATTGGTTAAAGGAAATAAATTCACAATCATTACAATCCGCAATCAGAAATCTTGATTCGGCATATAAAAACTTTTTTAATAAACAAAATAAATTTCCAAGATTCAAAACAAAATACGACAAACAAAGTTTCAAAATACCTCAAAACGTTTTAATCAATGAAGGAAAGTTAGTTATCCCTAAATTTAAAGAAGGTATTAAAATAAACTTACACAGAAAAATAGAAGGTGAAATATTATTTGCAACAATTACCAAACCAACAACAGGAAAATATTATGTTAGTATAACTTGTGAAGTTAATTACAAACCATTTGATAAAATAGGTTCAAAAGTAGGTATTGATACTGGAATTAAAGATTTGGCAATACTTTCAGACGGAAAAACCTATGAAAATATTAAAATTTTAAAATCAAAATTAAAAAAAGTTAAATACCAACAAAGACAACTATCCAAAAAACAAAAAGGTAGTAATAGTCGACAAAAACAAAAAATTAAATTATCTTTAACTCACGAAAAAATAACTAATATCAGAAAAGATTACTTAGATAAAATATCTACAGAAATTGTCAAAAACCACGACATTATATCTGTAGAAGATTTGTCTGTTAAAAATATGATGAAAAATCATAAGTTAGCACAATCATTATCTGATGTTAGTTTAGGTATGTTCTATACAATGTTAGAATATAAGTCAAAATGGAATGATAAGTCTTTTGTTAAAATTGATAGATTTTTTCCTTCTAGTAAAACTTGT